ATAGAACCCATAATGCTAAAGTATGTTGCACAAGCAGAAACTATTATAGTTCCCATTGTGACAAGAAATTTTAAGTCAAATGTAAACTTGCTGTTCTCACCTATTTCAGTTGCCATTGGTTTATTCTCTCCTTTATCATCTTTTTGAACAGCTTTAATCGCTTGATTAAGTTCTGTTCTATTTATAAATCCTAAATCTAAACAACATTTACCAAATTTATTACCTGTAATCTCGTGCTCAAGTTCAGCCTTTTCTCGCTGCTTTTGAGTAATTTTATTAGATTTAAGTAAATAATCACCTATATTCATTTTATGTAGAGGCTACTAATAATTCAATTTTACCAGTATTTGAGCCTGGGTCAATTATTATACTCTCAACATCAGTTAATGAAGTAACGATTGCAGCAGCATCATCATCTGCGTGAATAGCTTCATCAACAACTCCCATAACAAAGCTTTTACCAGCTTCAAGTAAATGAGTCACTGATAAATTAGCAGCACTATTATCTTCATCCGAATCAAGTTGTAACGAAAGATTTACTGAATTAGCACTATCTAAATTTGTTATACGAACATATTTAACATTAGCTTTTTTTAATGCACCATCACCGCCAGTATCCGCAGTACCCCCTGCTATTGATACGGTAGATTTAAATACCGCAATAGTAGCATCATCACCTGCTTCTATTGATACAATCCTTTTAAATATATCATTAATTCCTGATATTGAAAATATATTTGTATTTCCAAATTGCTGACCATTCAGCGTGATATCTTCTGTATGTGTTACTGTTAAATTTGCCACTTATTCTCCTTATTTGCCTTCAATCAACTCACCCCATAATGAGGTTCGTCCTTTAATTATTTCTACCACTTCTACTTTGTAATTTCCATTCTGGAAAAAATCAATGATTGCAAAAGCATGATTCCAATTAGTAAGATTACCTCTTAGCCAATCCTCATCCTTTTCAATATCTTTCAAACATCCTAAACTCCAAGCACTCATAGTTCCACCTACTCCAGTATCTGTATATCTTTGTAAGTCGTGAGTATGTCCATACATAATACTTTCTTTATAAGTATTCAAATGTGCCTTTGCATGATGCATTCCAGTTTTATGACCATGAGTAAAGTTTAGTTTCCCTATTTTTAAAAGCTTTCTTCTAAAATAAGGATGATATTTATAACCACGTTCTTTTATCCTTAATGCTTCCTCAGTCTTATAATGACTTAAATAAGGGTATCTAATGACAAAGTTATCTAACCATACCTCATGGTTTCCTTGGATAAAATGCCTCGTTTTACAATTAACCTTATCTAAAGACTTATCTATTATATCCATCCCTTTATTGACATCTTTTACATCTTTGTCTAGTAATGGAATTAAATCTTCCATAGGTTTTTTATTTCTACCTTTCCAGTAGTGATTACTAAAGTGTTCCCACTCACCTGTATCTCCTAAATCAATATAAGTATCAGGTTTAATAATCTCTATCGCCTTGCACACTACTTTTATTGCTTTTTTATCGTGCAATGGAAAGTGTTTATCAGGTGTCACAATTGCTCTTCTAACGACACCTTTATCTTTATTCGGCATATTTACCTCTATTTCAAAAAACTATTTTTTATTATCTTTTTTTACTTCTTTTTCTTCATCAAGCATTGATTGTATTAATTCAATCGCACCTTGACATTTTATGAAAATCTCTTTTGCTTGTTCTTGTTGCTGTTTAAGATTCTCTAATTTCTTATTTAAGTCTTCCATTAACATTCCCCTGTTTTATTAATTTTTCTTTAAGCTGCATCTATTATTCCTATATTAATTAAATCTGTAATTAATGTAGCTAATACATCTGTAGTATCAGCTGCACTAGTACTCCCCGCAATAGTTCTATTTGTACTAAAACTACTAACTCCATATGATGTTGTAGTTGTTAAATTAATAACATCACCTCCAACATATAAATCTCCAGCAACAGTAACAGAACTACTTGCGTCACTAGCATGAGAAGTAACCTCTAAATTACTTACCCAAGACCCAGATGCATAAGTCATAAATTGCAATTTACCATTTATACTAGATGATATTTGCCATTTATCAGCATCATCATCTCCTTCATCTGCCCATAACTCAACTGCAGCAGAAGCCCCTTCATTACCAACACATTTAATAAATCCAGATGAAGTCATATTATTAACAATGACATCTCCACCATCAACTGTTAAATCTCCAGCAATTGTCAAATCACCGTCACTAGCTAATTTCATCATAGTATTAGCTCCTAATAACCCTGTTCCTTGATTAAACAATAAAGGATTGTCAGTAGTATCGCTTGCATCATAACCAATAGACCAGTGAGTTACATGAGAATTAAATGCTATATAAGAGTCATAACCATTAATGGCAGAAAGAACTAATCCATGATTTGCACTATCAAGACTTCCTATATATGTAAAACCATCTGACTCATTGCTTATAAATTCAGAATTACCAAAAGTTAATTTACCACCAGTAACAGTCAAATCTCCCGTAATTGTAACATTATCAGAAGTATCAAGAGTAATTGCTGTTCCACCGTCTGATGCGTATATAATATTATTACCAAGCTTTATACCCGCTGTAGCCGTTAATAAAGTCGTTGATGTTAAACCTCCTGCAATTGTTACATTATCAGAAGTATCAAGTGTGATTGTTGAACCACCATCCGATGCTTTAATTATATTGGAAGCAAGTTGAAGTGTATCAGCAGTTAAAGTTCCTGTTGTTAAAGAATCGGTTGAAGTAACAGTTGCCCCTGCTTTCGTATTCCCTTGTGTTGACCATGTTGTTGATGTTGATGACATTTATTCTCCTATAATCTAGGCACTGCCAAATGCCTAACTCCTGTTTTTCTTAATGGATACTGTTTTACCATTTTATCATACATTGCTCTAAAATATTGAGCTCTTTGTATATCGCCTGCATCTTCAAACATTCTTCCTTTAATATAACAAACAACAGCTGGATGCAACCCTGAATCTAAACCACCAGTTGTTTTTAAATCTTCTGTCTGAGCATCAATTGTTTCATATTTTGAATGATAAGTAATACGAAGACCATTTGTTACATCATCACCTTGATATGTATCATACTTTTCTGTTGTTCTTTCTCCAGATGTTGCTGTTGTATCTTCTGTTAAAATCGCAACTCTATTATCATCATTATACCAGGTAAAATATGTATTTGGATATGTTCTTTTATTTGTTGCCATAATTCTCCTATGTTAACGAATCATCTGTTTCGTCAGTATCTTCTCTTAACAGTCTATGGGGGTCTGCAAGTTTTGGTACCATTACATATCTATCATTTGTATCAAGTATCTCAACTTTTGTTATATCAATAGTATTATCACTTAACTCATACCATCTTTTCTTTTCTTCTAAATCTGTTATTGCAGATACTGTATAATTTCTTTTATGAGACGCAATATCATCTAATGCATCATTAATCAACTGAAACATATATTGTTCTGATTGTCTTCCAAATAATTTTTCAATTTGTTCTATAATATTCTTAGCTGTCATTTAGACTCCTGTCCTATACAGATACATCATCTAATATAGCAGCTATTTGAACTACAACATCTCCAGGAGAACCACCACTTGCTGGTGCTCCGTTTGTTACTGCTACTGTAATTGCTGCCAATGTATTTAGTGTTGTTGCAGCTGTTTTAAAACAAACTGCTTCCCCACTATCTATAAAAATTCCATCTGTATTATTATATGCAGCAGAATCTTCTAAAGATAAGACAATTCCTGAAGATGTAGCTGTGCTACCATCTGTCGTGCCTGTATTCTTTACAATTATCCATCTTACTATATCTCCTGTAGCTGTTACAGTCTCTGCTTCATCTGTTCTTCCATAACGTTTATTATATTCTGCAGCTGCTTGAATTAAGAGTGATGATGTTCCATCCACTATTGTTTCTAGGTATATCCATTTATCACCTGCATCTGCTGGGGTATAATTTAAACTACCTGCAATAGTTTGTTTTGCAAAATCTGACCCGACAGATGTCGATATATTTGCTATTCCTTTATCCGCCATTTATCTTTCTCCTTGTTGTTGTTGTGGTTGAGGAAGGCCTCCTGCAACCAATATTTGTATTCCTTGATTATAGTCTTGTTTCAATTGAGCATATTGACTTTGAAACCATTGATAATCAGTTGAATGTTTTTGTAATTTTGCTCCATAATTAGCTATATCTTGAGAAAATTTTCCAATTTTATTCTGATTAGCTGAATTAACTTTTGCTATATCTGCATTATATTTTTCCATATCAGATTTAAATTTTTCTAAATCGTTTTGCAATATACTTTGAAATTCTTGAACTTTAGCGTTAACTTCAGCTTGATATGAAGATAATTCACTTCCATATTTCTGCAAATCTCTTCCTTCTTTTGATTCTGCTAACTGAGCATCTTGTAAATCTTTTTGTAATTTAGCTTGATATTCCACATTTTCTTTATTAAACTCATTTAGTTCATTTTGTATATCAGTTGAAAATTTATTTAAATCTGTTTGACGTTTTACTTCCCATAATCGCAAATCTTTTTCATAATTACTATTCCATTCTTGAACTTCTTTATTTATATTTGCTTGATATAAAGCCATTTCTTGTTGAAATAAGTCTAATTCTAAACGATAATCTTGTATAGATGCTTGCAAAGTTAAGTCTGCCTCTTTAGATGCATCTGCAGCATCAGCTTCAAATTTAGAAATTTTTCCTTTTATTTCTGCTTGATAACGAACATTCTCTTTATTAAACTCATTTAATTCATTTTGCATATCTTGAGCATATTTTTGTAAGCCGCTAGAATTATTACTTTCCCATAATTGAATTTCTTTTTGTAAATTTTGCTGATATACTTGAACCTCTGTACTTATTTGAGTTTGATAAGAGGATATTTCTTGAGAATATTTAGATATTTTAATATTATTTTCCTGTATTAAAACTTCCATTTCTTTCGCTTTATTTTGTAATTCTAGTGCTTGGTCTTGAGCTTTATTAAATTTATCTATATCTGTAGTTTGAGTAGCTTCTTGCCTTTTATCTTGTGAATCTAAATTTGCATTATTTATTGCTGTTTGCAAATCACTATTATGTTTAGCTATCTCCGCTTGTATATTAGCCTGATATCTAGCGTTTTCTTTATTAAATTCATTTAATTCATTTTGTATATTAATCTGATATTCTTGCAATTGTGTAGATATAATCTGTATTCTAGATGCAACTAACTCTGAATCTTCTTCTGTGTTAAGCCAATTATCAGCATCAGCAAAATCTGGAGCAACAACATTTTTAGTATAAGTAGGGACATCTCCAGATATATCTGCTTTAACTATAACACTAGATGAAACAGCACTTACAGCTGTTGCACTTGCATCTTCATTATTTGCATTTACATAAAAAATAGTACTTAAAGTTGGTGCTGTTGGAGCACTTATACTACTTACAGACAAATCACTAATAAAAGGCTTTGCATCTAAAGCAAATCCTGGTTTAGTATATGTAGGAACATTTGCAGTTAAAACAGCTTCAGTAATATTGCTTATACCTGGATTACTTATAGAAGGGTCATTTGGAATTATTGGCGCTGAAGCTGATATAGATAATGGACCTACTGACAGATTATCTAAAGTTAAACTCGGTTTTGTATATGCAGGAGCAGTTCCAGTAATACTTACGCTCTTTTCACTCATTGCTGGAGCTACAGGAATATTTGGCAAAGTTATATCTGATGGAGATGTAAAACTAGGCAATGATTCACTTGTACTTGACAATACTAATTCTGGAATATCACTTGGTAAATCACCTGACTTCTTATTCATTAATCGTTGCAATGCTTTGATTGCTGCATATAAAACAACTAAATATTCAGCTTCATTAGGAAAGTTGTCTATAGAAGTGCTTCCATGTGCAACTGTTGGATTTGCAACAACATAATAAATCCCAGACGATGAAGCTGGAAGTATATTTATTTTATTACCTTCAACATAATAAATTGGGTCCGTAGATGTAGCATATTCAAGGCTTGTCGAACTTGATGCTTTATGTTTATCCATTGGACGAATTTCTCTACATTCAACACTTCCTGCATAAACACTTCCAACTTGCCCTGTAATCATTGTTTCTGCTTCTGAATTAGCTGCTGCAGATGTAAAAGTCTGCTTAGAATAACAGTATTCTTTTAATTTGGGAGGAAGAATATTAATAATTTCTCTTGTTCCAGCTTGCAACCAATCAGTCAAAGCATCATCTTCTGTTCCAGCAAAACCTGTTAATGCATCTACTTGATTTTTAAAGGATTCAGCCATTATCTATTATTCCTTTCTGCAATATCCTCATCCATTGTTGTTTGACTGAACTCCACCTGTGTTTGTCCACTCCATGTTGTTCTCATATTTATACCATCAGATATCTTTCCTGTACCACCAAATATTTTACCACATTCACATTCAGTGATTTTACCAGGAACGGATTCCGATTTATTTCCACATATACAATAATAAGTTCTCATTATTTTTTTACTTCGCCACCTTTTTTATACATTGGAACATCATATCCAGTTTTTCCACCACCTGCATACATTTGTTCACTTCTCATCATTGCATCTTTAATTTCATAATTAGGATTCTCTGCAACCATTTTTTCTGCTGCCATTTTACCTGCAGTATCATAAGGCATCTTTGCAATAACCTGACCTGTTGTTTTATCTTTAACTTCTGGCATTATTTTTTACTCCTTTTTCTTGCATCAATTACAGGTATTTTACCACCACACCTGTATTGAAATTTACCTGTTTTATTTATTTTTTCCAAAATTGGTTGAGTCTCTGCATTAACAGAGCCTTTCTTAATAATATACTCTCCACCTTCAACATTAATATCAATACCACCGTCATCATGTGAAGACCCTTTAAATTTTCCACCCTTTACATATTTTTTCTTAGGCACGATTAACCTCCTTCAGTCTGGTCTTCAAGAATAACGATTGTAAAAACCCTATCTCCAGATAATTTACAAGATGAAATACTAAAAATTTCATCAATATCAGCACCTGCACCTCCTGAGTCCTGTGCTTCAAGATAGTCTTTAACTAATTCTGCTGCTGTATTAGCAACAGATTCATCATTTGCAGATGCATCTGTAATAAATGATTTTGCTCTAAACACATGTGCCATAATTTATCCTTACGTTTCTACGGTTACTAATACAAAAACTCTGTCTCCATTTAACGAAGAGCATGCAACTTTAATTTCTCTAGCCCCAGCACTTCCTGCAGGGGTTAAACTTGATATATAATCTTCAACTTGTTTTGAAAGAGAATCAAATCCTCTTACATCTGTTTCAGTATTATCTAAAGCTGTTGCATCTCCTATAAATGATTTTGCCACAAAAGCCATAACAACTCCTTTTGGTTAATATTAAAAAATTCTTAGTAGATTCGGGAACTACCTTTTAGTGATAGTTCCCATAGTTCTACAAAACTATTAAACCTTATTGATTCGGTTTATGAACCAGCGAATACTGGAGGTGTTGCAGAAACACCATTCCCAGTTACATACCACCGCAATCCATCACATACGAACTTAAACCAAGTTCCACCTTCTGGAGTTGCCGCAGTTAACTTAGAATTACTGCTTCCATTTGAATACACACCATCCACTGTAGCTGCACCTGTAGCGTCTGAATCGGATGCACAAACACCACCAACAAAATAATTAGTATCTGAACCAGATGTAATTATAATGTTTTGTGCGTCATTAGCTGCACCGCTGTACCAGAACTCAAATACAAGTCCTGCTTCTTCAGCTGGTAGGCTTATTGTACAATGAGCAGTCAAATCAGGGACAGAATGAATCTTCCCAGAATCAGCTGCTAAACATGTATATGTTGCTGCATCAGGTATTTTAACCAGACCTTCTGCATTTCCACCATAGCTATTGCTATTTTCATTTATAATATCGCTTCTCATTAGATTGCCTCCAAATTAATCACTGCGTGAGTTTCAGGAAGAGATATTTCAAGACCAGCTTCGGTCAATATCATATCTTTTCTTAAATCCTCATCAGCTTGTTGAACGTTAGTTGTGATTGATGTATCACGATTAACACCATTACCAACAAGAGGTCTATATGAAACATGGTCAAGGTCAACAAAAGCCATAATACCTGAAGAATTGTTTCTGAACAATGGCTCTTTTACAATACTACAATCACCATGAACAGTTTCAATTTTCATAACTTTATGACCGAATGAACCTGTGCTTCTTTCAAAATTATACTGAGATTTTGATGCAGTTAAACTACCTTCAGCGAATCCACTTATTTTATTAAAGTGAGATACCACTGGAAGAGAAGCTAAGCAAAGTTTATTACTTGAACCACCCCTTGCAGGGTCATACATAACTTCAAATGCACCAAGTAAAGCATCATATGTCATTTCACTTGTTGCCCATCCACCTAAATATGGAGTGTCTTCAGCATATGCAGCTAATTTCCCAGCGCCTGTATTTGTTCCATTTTTAAGTACATGACCTACAATACCATCAGTATATTGGATTCCACCTTGTGAACCTTGCATACCAAAAAGCATTGCTCTTTCAATGTCAACTTTATGTTCTCTTAATTTAAGATTCCATAATCTTGCCCATTCATCAGCATAACCACGATATACTGTTGCTCTTGCTGTATTAGACATCTCACAAGCTGTTTTAAAGATTTGGGTATAACCATAATCATTATCTAGCTCTTGAGACCATACATCTGGAGCACCTGAACCTTGTTCAAATGATGTTCCAATTACAACAGCATCAGCATCATCATCAAGTGTTGTTGTTGCAGCACCTGCTGTTGCAGCAATAGTTGTAACTTGAATTGAAGTATCATCTGAATTTTGAGTAACAGATTCAATTCTACCAGTTGCTCTTGTTACAGATTCAGTATCTGTACCACCTGATAAATTCACATTTTGTGCAAATTCAACAACCATGCCTTTAATAAGCCAATTAACACATGCACCACCAACATCAACAAGTACAGTAGTACTTCCACCTGGAGCTGCTAGTGTTTGACCTCCATCAATTTTAAAACTTCTATCTGTAATAGAAATTTTTGTTCTATCTTCCAAAAATCGGAATTGACTATCCGAAGTTGGAACCTTACCTACTTTTGACAAATATACAAAAAACGGAGACTCTTCTGGAGCTAAATCAGCGACCCTATCACTAAAATCATACAGTCTTCTTGATGGTATCGTACTATCAATTACTGCACCAGGAGTTCCGAATTTTACTTGTCCACTATTAAAAGTAGCCATTTTTATTCTCCTTAGTTTATATTATTATTTACAATACGTTAGTTCGACTACCAGCTTTTGTAATTGAATCCCACATTGAATCTTTTTCATCTTTTCTTACAGGTTGCTCCCCAGACAAAACACCTGCCTGTTGAGGAACTGCTTGATTTTGACGAATAGCGTCAAGTGGATTACCATTATTATCTTGTGCTGGTTCTCCAGTTACAGACTTCCACATGTTAATTGCACCATCAATACCATATTCAGCAGGGTTCTTACTTGCAAATTCAACAAATGAATTAACTTCTGCATCATTTAAACCCCTAGAGGCTAACTGAGCTTTTAATTCATTCATACCAACTTGCTTCTGAACACCCGCCATTTGGCCTTCAACGGCACTATTAATAGAGTCCTGTAACTCTTGTTGTCGAAACTTATACGATTTAGATGCTGGGTCATTATAGGCTTCCCATGGGTCGAACTCATCTTTATCTAAAGAAACTTTTTCGGCTTGTGCTGGTTGACCACCTTGAACCATTCCTGATATTGTTTGTACAATATCTGGTCGTGATTCCAACAATTTGCCGACTTTTTCGTAATCCTTTAGTTTTTGATTTTCAGTATGAAGTTTATCTTTTTCTGATTGAAAGTACTTAGCTTGAGACTCCCAATCGGTTGAAGCTCCATCATCCTGTGTTTGATTTTCATCTTGCCCTACATTATCTGTGATTTCACCTTGATTACCAAGATTTTCATTTCCTAATGCGTTATCCATCATTTGCCTCCTTTGGCTTGCAATTTCTCTCTGTCTGCTTGAGCCTGACCACGTAAACGTGATTTCTCGACTTCGAGTTTAACTGCGCTTGTTAGTTTATCAACCTGCTGTTTATTAGCAGATTTTGAATCTAATTCTGTTTCTTTTAACTTACCTTTAAATTTCTCAACTTCAGTTCTCTTACGTGATGCAATTGATTCACGATGAGCTGTTTGTAAGTCTCCAGATAAATCCTTGATTTGTTCTTGAGCCTGTTGTAATTGTCCTTGTAATTGTTGAACAATATCCATTCTCTGCAATACGCCCTCTTTATCAAATATATCTGTTTTCATTAATGCTTCTGTTCTATCAATTAAACCTGCTTGATAAGCTTCCATATATATTGACCATTCACCCCATCTATTTGATGGCATCGTTGAATTTCCAATAATATTCACATCATACTGTCCAATTGTTAAATCATTTATCATTTCACCAATAGCCTGAGATTTATCATTATAGTGATTAACCATGTACTCAGACATATCATTATTGGGCTGAACAACCCTAAACACCTTTTTATAAGTATAATGCTCTTTTGCTAAATTATATACAACTTGTCCCAATCGTCTTAAACTACCTTCAATATCCCTTAATTTTGATTTACTTCGTCTTTGACCAAAATCTTCCATCATCATTGTTCCAGACGATGTTCTTGGAGCAGCTTCTGCGTTTCCTTGTTGCATTTCAAATATACCCATATTTAAATCAATATACTTTTCAATAAGCTGTGGTAATTGCATTACCGAGTTAGATAGAGGTTGTGGTGAAGGAAAATGAGGTTCTCCAAATGATGGGTCATATTCTATTGTTGCATTTGGATTTGCCCAATCTCTTTCTAATTCTTCTATATCATCAACACTTCCTTGTGGTATCAATAATTTCAACCCTGACGATGCTTGTGCATGTGAAGTTATTAATGACATTGTTTTATTCAAAAATCTTTGAAAATCTTTGTTTTTCCTAACATCACTCATTGGATATGGAGTATTTGTCCAAATATTAGGAACAGGCACAATTGGATACTTATCGGTATTTAATATTCTTTCATACAATATTGTTTGGCCTAATGTACATACTAATTTAATTCTTGTTTGTTGAACCTCAACAATATCAATCATTCCTTGTTCAACTGCCTGTTGCATCTTTTTATTCTCTAAAAACTTTTGCATATTCTCAGAATCAAGTATTCTCTCTTCCTGAGACTGCATATCCATTATCCTGTAATATGGAACCTTTGTTTTTGAAAAACTTTCAATAAGCTGATATTTCTCTGAACCTTCCCCATGGTCATAATCTTTAATAACATCTGGAGTAAAAGAACCTTTTGTTCTATTATTTGATGCAGATGGATATGTTTCATCTTCATAATAACCTTCAATCTCATCAATGAGCATTTTACCGTTTTCTTCATTGGTTTCTCCTAATTGTGGATATAAATCCAATAATTGAAATTTTGTAAAGATAGTTGATAACATCATACCTGTTGCATCATCAAAATACTTACTTCTTGCATTAGGGTCAATAACTACTCTGAATGGGTCAATATATGTAAATTTAACCTCTCCTCTGCCATAATCAGCTTCTCTATCTATATATGCATAAAAATAACCAAGACCCGTAACAGCATAATCATGTACAGTTTGTTTGAATATTTCATTACCATCAGATATATTCCAGATATATTCAAGTATTGTTTTCCATACACTGGCTAAATCACTATCAGAATCCTCTCTTGGCATTGCTGAGAATTTTGGAGGTTTAGATGTAATAATAGCTTTAAACTGCTCAATAGCAGAATAAAGTCTGTCAAGTGGTAAATTTGACTGATTTCTGGATTCAAGTTCATCAGACTCTGCTTCACTGAAATGATTACCTAAATAAAAATCAATGTCTTCTCGTGCATGATTTTCCCACTCTTTTCGAGCATCATGCCATCTTCTCCATAAATCTCTTACCTGAATTGCTCTTTTATCCGCTTCTATCATAGTGTGTAATATAAGAATAAATATTTAATTTTCAAATACGTGACCCTGTTATCCAATTGTAACGTTTTTTAGGTGACTCCCAAGAATCCCCTTTTTTAGTCTTTTTAATCTTCCCAGCCTTCTTGTTTCCTTTTGCATATTGCGTTGATAACCAAAAAGCATCAATGGTATCATCATGTGAGCCTTTTGGGAAATCTAATAACTCTCCAATAAATTCATGCATATCTTTCTTTAGATGTACCGCACCTGCTTTAAACATGGGTTGAAGTCCTTCAAATAACCTATCTTTCTTCTTTTGTTGTCCATATCCTTTAATCCCCATTTCAATGCCAGGTAAGAACTTTCCTTCTTTTTTACTTCTTTTTTGAACATAATCCCTTAACATCTCCTGATATGATATTGTTTCAATGTTTATTCTTTTAATCGGTTTATATCGTTCTGCAATCTTAAATATCTGGTCTGCGCATTCCATTGGAAGCACTCTCTTCCTCCAATATTCAATAACGTAGTAATCGTACTCAGCAGTAACACCAATAACCATAATAACACTATAATCATTCCTAACCCCAAGCGTTGAGGCAGGGTCAACACCCATGTATATATTGACATATTCCATACTCCCATCTTCAAATTTTAAATACCAAGAATTTGCTTCTTCATTAAATTTAATATCACCAGAATAAAACCCTTTAGTTATATCACCTTCATTAAATATCTCATCTTCAGGAGATTTAGCTTGATTCATATATTCCTGATAAAACTTAGACGGAGTACCAGAATCTATATAAAACTGCTTTCTTTGCTCAATTTTTGTTAAAGGCCAACGTGAGGGCCATAATGGAGTACCATCATCTTGTATTGCTTTATGAGTTTCAACAACCCAGGAATACTCTTCACCTGTTTTTTTAGCAGATTGATGGTTTTTAACAAGTCCATTCAAAAATGAGTCATAATGGACAATCGTTCCATTACACCACAAGAAACCACCCTTATCAAAATCAATCGCTGGATATACAGCAGCAGTCACCCAATTCTTTATTTGTAGTCTAGACTCTGGAGTTTTTGTATTTAACTCAGATTCAAAGTCATCAAGTATAATTCCAGTATATCTTGTAGATAATTGCTTTTTACCACGTAATCTTTGCGATGCACCCTTCGC